CATGTTTTTAAACTTTTACAATTAGAACTTGCCGTTGTCAGCTGCTTCCTGAATCTAAACAGTAACCCGCTATTTTTCAAGGCTTTCACATATTTTTGTATGTTACGTGTAAGCTACGCGTCATTTTTTACATTATTTCAAATTCATTTCTTCAATATATTTATTAATCAGGAAGTTTCAAAACCATACCGGCATACAATCCGCTTTCAAGCGTCATACCATTGTATTCTGCAAGCTCTGCCGCTCTGTTTCCGTCTCCTAAAAAGTCGTTTGCAATCTGCCAGAAAGAGCCGCCCGGCTGAACGATATATACATTGTCCTGTGAAGAGCACGGCATATGATTATTAATAACATCATCATTCACCCAGCCTGTGCCTTCATTGATAAGATACGGATTTCTTGCACCCGGTATCACCTTTGTTATAGTGCCCTCGGAAATTGCAGGCGTAAGCACTTCCTCTGCCTCGGACGATATGTAAATAGCATTGTAAGAAACATAATCCCCTACATGATACTTAGTATCGTCAGACATGCCCGGTGTCGAGCTGCTGTCTACCGTGTCCTGAATGTTCCCTATTGCTCCCTCCGGCTCAACATAGCATATATTTACGTCGAGATGAGCAGGTGCTCCCTCTATACCGCCCTCTGTCGAAGTGTACTGCCACATAACAGTGTCAAAGCCCTCAACCTCAAATTTTTCGTCAAGATTTGGCTCTTCGGGATAACATGCGACCCAGAGCGGATATTTTTTTACTCTGTCGTCAAAATAGTTTCGCACAAAGCTTAAGTTTGAATATACTCCCGTACTGTGTCCCAGACCGTTCATTCTGTCCGCAAACGCCTCGATTATTCCGCTTATAAGCTCCGCCGAAGCCGTCACGCCGCTGTCATTCATATATCTTACCGTATTGCCCTCAACGTCATAGAAAACAGGGTAGTTAAGTGCATATGTCTTTATAATCTCATGGCAGACCTCCGCCTCTCTGACGGCTTCCTCTTTGTTTCTCGCATAGCAAAACCAGTAAACGCCCCGTGCAAGTCCGGCAGAAGCCGCCTTTTGCATATGCTCGTCAAAGCACTTGTCCTTCTGTTCCTCGTACTGACCGTATCCGGCACGGCAGATTACGCCCCGCACTCCGCTTTCCTTAATCTTCTCAAAATCAATGCAGCCGTCCGGCTGATTTTCTGAAATATCAATCACTATATACATTTACTTTCCCTCGCTTTCATTCTCTACCTCAGGAAGCCCTGCGATACTTGTAAGCACCGACAATACTCCCGCAAGCAAGCTTGCCGAAATAACATATTTCCAGTCAACCTGGCCTATAACGGCAGCGGCACCGATTCCCGCGACTGATGCCTGTGCCATTGTTTTTACCGCCCTTACCGCCGCGGCTTTTATCCATTCTTTTGTGTCAACCGATACTTTAAATACTGAGTTTTTAAACATGATTTACTACCTCCTCTAAATCCGCAATCCTGTGATTTGCTACGTGTATCTCCTTTTCCTGAACTTCCGTTCGCTTTTCAAGTGCATATGTACGTTCTACAACCTTGTTGTGCTTGTCAACTCTCTTCGTGAGCTCGTCGAGCTTGTATTCAAGCAGATTTCTTGTCTGCTTCACCTGCTGTGCATTGTTGATTAAACATACAATAAGCGTCACTGCGGCAGAGATTGCCGCTGAAATAACTGTTTCCACTCTGCTTCCTTTCCGTTACACCGTTGCACCGGTGCAACTTTACTTTTTTGCATTAAAAAAAGACGCTGAAGCGTCTACGAACTGTCGTTATACATTTTTCACCCCGCATTCTATTCTATAGCTGAGAGAAGCTTATTTTTAATAAGCTCAACCGCATTAACGCACTCATCATCAAGAAGAATTATGTTCGCGTGTTGGTTACTCTTTTTCACCTTGCCTGTCTCGCTGTCGATTTGAGTATAAGTAAAATCAACTCGCTCACCCTCAGCTGTCGTCTGATGTGTAAAGCTGCTTATCTTGTTAATTAATGACATTCTCGCTCACCTCCTCTTCGAACCCGGAGAAATCCACGCTGTCCGCGTATGCCGTCACATATCCTTTCTGACGTCCAACCACTATGCAGTCGAAATCTGTTTCCGGCTGACCATAAACTGTAAAATATTCTTCGTCTTTAATCACATAAAGCTCCGAGGCTTTTCCAACCGCAGTGAGTATAACCTGATACTCGCAGTTTCGATCTATTGTCTCAGCAAATTTTCTGTCAAGATACATAACACACTTGCCGTCTGCTGCTATTTTTCCTGATACCACGTCTGCAAAATATGCTCCGGCGGTCTCAAACGCATTCATCTTAACTTGACCGAAATTCTCTGTTTCAACAATTCTGTTTTTAGTGCCGGTACAGCTAAAATTACCGTTCCAATCCGCGTATATTGCGTTATTGTTCCAGCCATCCTGCATTACAAAAACTGTATCTCGAAACCAGCCTTTTACAATTCCGTTTTCATTTTTTGTTCGGTATATATCAAAAGTCGTCAGCATAAGGTTTGAATCGTTTAGAGCAATGCTCCCTCGTATATTAGCGTCGGCTTTATTTCCAAACCAGAGACCACCTGGCTGCAAGTATGAATGATTGTTATTTGTCAAATTATATGTATGATATTCAAGACCAGTTGTTTTGGACTGATATTTGTCACCTGATTTCGCCCATGTCTCCATAAGCACATATGAACCTGTATCTTTTCCCGACGAATCTATGACTACTTTATTTTTTGAATACATACGTCCGTCCGCAGTAACATACCAGTTGCCGTAATAGTTACCGTTTCTTTTTTCCTGTGCTGAAAAAACCCACGTATCTGCAGATTTGGCCGTTTGAATATACGACCTGTATACACCATAATCGCTGTATAATGAATTGCTTGTAATATTCCAGCTTCCGATTGTACCAGCTTTAAACATTACTGTACCGTTTTTACTTATTGTTGCATTTGAACTGCTGAGACTGAATCTGTCCGATTTTAAATTTATCTCGTTTGCACTTGCATTTATCATCGAAACTATCTGTTTGCTGTCTGTCTTATCAATTTTTAATGCCAAACTTGCAGTAACGCTCGCCGTTGTTGCGTAATCGCCGAGGCTACTTTTAGTCGCATACGTCGATGAAACAGACTGAGTAATGCTCGCTGCCTTTTGTTCTATTGCAGAATTCATCTGTACAGTCGTGCTGTAATCAGTGAATTTAGCATTTACATCCGCAACCTGCTCCTGCGTTGCATATGTTGACGAAACTTCTGTCTTAGTCGCATAGCTGCTGCTCACGGTTGACTTAAATCCGTCAAGACTGGCAGTAATTTCTGTAATCTTGTTGTTCAGAGCTGTCACAGAGCTTCCGTCTGCCTTTTGGCTTATTGATGTTGTATTGCTGTTGACAGTTGCAGTAAGACTCGTTATTGACTGATTTAAGCTTGTGTATTGATTGCTTACCGTTGTTATTTTACCTTCTACAGAAGAGATATTCGCGTCAATATCCTCTGGTGCTGGTGTCCAGTCGGTTGCTTTGTTGCCCTCTTCTATTTTGAAATCGCGTATGCAAAAAATTTCATTAACATTCCATCCAGGATAGAACACAAAAGCATTATTGCTGTTATTGTTCATAACCCACGTATGCGTGAATTTTTGCCAATTTGTTGTTAAATTACAAGTTCGTAGTCCGCCTGATTCATGTCCTATTGTTCCCGATTTAGCAACACTGCATTTTGCCCAAAAGGACCAGGTGAACGTCTTTCCGATCCTGTCGGTTGTTTTTGGAAATACTGGACAGAAAAAACCATTTCCAGCAGTAGTACACTTAAATTCAATATGTATACCACTTTTCGCGTCTGAATCTGTGACTACAGTTCTTGTTCCAGCATAACCGCCAACAATGTAAAAGTATCCTTGTAACGTAGACGAATCTTTCACAAGATTCCTACCACCAATTTCAATCGAATTAACCGCCGTGGTAATATCCTGCTGCCATATTTTGCTGCTAATCTGTCCCTGTACTGTAGATAACTGTGTTCCCTGAGAAGATACCGTCTGCGATATAGTCTTTAAATTTGTCTCGACAGAATTTGCTTTATTTAAGGCACTGCCTGCGTTAGTGTTAGCAGCCTCTGCGGTTTTTATGGCATCTGAAACACTTGCTGCCGTTTCAGATACAGTTGTCGTCATGTTTTTAAATGCAATGTCAAGCGTCTGTTTATCACTATCAACATATATTTTGCTGGATTTAAGCGTGTGACTTCCGTCATTGTTTATAACATCAAAAAGGGTGCCGATATCAAGCTTGCTTGCTGATATACCAGCGTCTTCTTTTACCATGTCGTTGCGGATTATCTCTCTTTGAACACCTTTTTCAGTAAGTCCAAGTGCATCAAACATTAGATTGCCTGCTTTATCCCAAACATACATGTTATAGTCACCTGATACATCTTTACCTATCTGAACGCGAACACGCTTAGAATCACTTATCTGTATCGTATTATCAGACCATCTACTCAAGCCGTCTTTACTATGTACTGCAACATCTGTAGTATCAATATCAAGGGCCTTTATTTTCTTTGCATCTAAAGAGTCTATCATAGAGTCCTTTATTTGTGCTGTACCTATCATACTCACAACACTGTTGGCAAAGTCTGTAGTAAGGCTTCCGCCGGAAGCCGTCCCAAACATCAGCGTGTTAATATTTGCCACGTCAGATGTTAAACTGTGAATCAGTGCACTGCCAGCTGTCAGAGCATTTGTTTCCAGTGTATCAATGCGGCCGGTTGCCGCACTAAGATTTTGAATCGTGGCATACTTTAAATCCGCGTCCGCTGCCGTAAGCTTCGTGGTTTCCAATGTACCGATTTTCGCATTGGCAGCAGTCAGCATATCCGATACATTCAGAATCTTCGTATTTACCTCAACAAATTTTGCACTGTTGGCAATCACTTCGTCTAAGTGCTGTACCTTTGCGGCATCGACACTGTCAATGGCATCTCCGTCCACCGTTCCGTTATCAGTTGTTATATTGTCTACTGTATCGCTTGTATTCTCATATCTTTGTACATATTCCTCAAATGACAGCTTAACATTGGATATTTCACAGGTGTTTTGTTCCGGATTATCTGGATATTCGTTCATTTTAACGATTCTTTGCTGTACACGGATTTTAGTATGCTTGTCAATAACCAGCACCGTATCACCAAGGGAATACTGTAAAATGCTGTATTTCCGGCTTACCTTTGCCAGGTTAATCACATCACAGGTATATGCAACAACCGGATGGGCAAGATCATACAGCTTCTCTTTTGCATCTTCCATCAGGCTTTCAGGTACCGTGTAGCGCCCATCCTTCCAGTAATACGTCTTTACCTTCGGGCTGTAGGTGTGATCCTCAAGATACTTTATGCCGTTATTAACAGATTCTATAGTAAGTCCGTCTTTTCCAACCGGAATAATCCGGGTATAAAAATCCGTTGTCTGTGCCTGCTGTCCGACAGATTTTAGATTCAACTGACTGCTAAAATACACACCCCTGTCACTTCCACGCTTCTCAACAAATGTTACCACTTTATTTAAGCTGTCAATCACCGGCTCAACACGATACGTCTTTACTGCCTGCTTTAAAATCTCCCATGCGGAAGCATTGGTCTTTTTAATCGTACGCTTTTTTGTCAGACTGCTCTCACACCGCCAGCCTGTTCCTGCAAATGCAAGGTTCATTGCCTGTACAATCGTCTGCTCTGTGCTTGTAAATGTGTCAAAATGTGTGCCTTCCAGCTCCTCTACATTCAGCTGTGCCGTGATTTTATAGCTGTCATCATTCAGATTAATCTGTTTTATAACATATTCGTCCTCTTTTGTCCGGATATAGTTCTCCAACTTCATTTCTTCCGGCATGGCACAGACCGGAACAGAAAAATAGAGCGTGCGGTCATCATAGTCCAGCACACGCTCTATTCGCAAATCTGTATAAGTTGTAACCGGCGGCATCATCTGCCGCTGTGCGTTTAACAATCGAAGCATTGCCGCCCTCGCTTTCCTTTTTTATTCAGAAATCATAAACAGCATATCCTGCACATTGGTTCCGCTTAATCCATCATATGGCTCCTCATCGCAGCGTTCCAATTCTTCCAGTGTAATCATATGCGGCTCCAGCTCTTCCTCAATGCCGTTCAATTCTGAAACTTCCTTTAATGCCTTTTCCCTGTCATCATCACTGCTGTAGGTGTATTCCTGCTGTGTATCCACCACTTCGCCGGCGGCATTCTTTGTCACCCGGTCTGCCAGTACCGGCTTGCCGTCTGCATCCTTTACACAGTCCTTTTCGAGAATCTCTGTCCGCTGGGTGTTGTATGCCACATATTTCTCTGTCAGTGTCTTAATATTTACTGCAAGTGCATACTGCACCTTAACCGGCAGCTTCTTTGCTTTTACCGCCTGTAAATTCACAATTACACTCAGTAACTCACCTAATTTCATTTTTACTTTCATCTTATTCCCCCGTTCCGTCAATCAATGTGTCCACATAGTCCGCAAATTCCGTGTAATCTGCCCTGCACTGTGTCTTATTCTCTTTGTATAGCTTGCTGTTTAATACCGTCTGTGTGATGCTTACAATAGAGTTGTCCGGCAATTCGCCGTTTACCTTGTCAAATCCGGTACTGAATGTGCATACCGTTGCGGTTGTTCCGTCGTCCTGTTTAATTGTGCTGCTGCCTCTTACCATAAGGCTCTTTTTTTCTGTTGTTTCGCATGTTTTTGATAACATTGTTGTGTCCTCTCTTTCTATCTGTATCGTGGATAATAACTTAAATTCGCAGTACATTCACTGCTTAATTTTAATGTCTGTGTTCCCGGTATTACCTGTGGGAACTCCCACAGGTCCGTCTTACCTAAAATATTTTCACTATTCTCGGTAATCGTGCAGTTTTCGCCGTCAATCACAATTTTAGAATCTTTCTGCACCTCTGAAATTGTAAATTCCTGCTCTGTCAGTCCTTCAATTGTCAGGCTGTTCAATCCAATGTTAGACGATAATACTAATACCGCGGGGGTTTTATCTGTCCCCGGCACTGTAAATATCTGTTCTTTGCCTGTAAAATCCACACACTTACGTGTTCCAAGCTTGTTGTAGCCGGTTAAAGTAAGCTCGTACCTGCTCTTTGTTGCATTCAGTCTTGTAGGGTTCTCACTTTGTATACAGAAATCATAAAGAAAATCCATTTTATCAAGCTGTATTTTTCCTCTGTCAAAATCTTTTAAAAGACTGCTGCGGATCAACTCAAATTCAGAAGCATTTCCTTTAATTAAAAGTTCAATATAAATATCAAACTCCCTGTATGAATTTTCTTTACATTGAACCGGATCATATGCCTCATCAAGCCAGTTCATATGCGTGATGATTTTTCTTGACCGAATTTCCTCATTCAGCCAGATTATTTTTGTACCGTACTTTTGTGTCATATCTATTCCATTTACAATCATCTGCTCACCGCCAATCTTAATGCTGCCTGATTCATAAAATAATCAATGTCTTTTTCATCTCTGAACGAATATGAACCATTAAAATTAATCTGTGTCATTGACGGTTGTACTGTTTCCGCAATCCCTGTGACCGGATTTACCATTAAATCTGTCTGTATTGTTCCAACCGTTGAATCGCTTAACTCTTTCATGGCATCTGTGACCTGTCCAGCATTATTTTCAATACCTTCTGCCAGTCCTAAATCAATCATTTTACCAACTTCATTTTCAAATACTCTTGACGGCGAATGAATTCCCAACAGGCCCTTTACACCGTTTAAAGCACCTTTGGCGGCATCTTTTGCCGCATCAGCAATCGTCCCGGCAGCACCTACAATACCATTTTTTATACCGCTTATAATGTTGATTCCAATATCTGCCCAGTCAAAATCTGTAAATGAATCCCATATATCACCGATAATACCCGGTATTTCCGCTAATAAACCCGGTACCGCTCTTATTAGTCCGGCCGTCAGCTCTCCAATCAATGTAAAGCCCATTTCTAAGAGCTCCGGCAGTCTTTCTGCAATAGATGCCAGCAGTTGAATGATAATTTTCCCCGCAGATGATGCAATTTCCGGCAAATTGTCAATCAACCCATCTGCCAGCTTTTGCACAAGCTGAATACCCGACTGTAAAATCAATGGCAGATTATCCATAATAAAATCAATAAGGCTTTGCAAAATACAGCCTATGCTCTCAAGTGCATAGGGAAGATTCGATAATATCCCGTTTGCAAGGTTTCCGGCTAAATCGACCCCCATCTGAAGCACAGCAGGCAGGTTATCCGTTATGGTTGTCAACAAATTAGTGAGCATTTCCCCTGCCGCCTGCGGTATGTATTCTGTATATGTCATGCCTTCCTTGAAATTGCCGGCAATATTATCAGCAATTTCTTTCCAGTCCGTATCTTCTACAGCTTCTATAATTCCCTGTACCAACTGCTGTAAGATATCCCAGCCAAACGAAAGCAGACGCGGAATATTTAATGCAATATCACTAATCAGCTGAATCATTAAATTCAGTGCTGTCTGTATCATATTCTTAATATCACTGTCAATCACCGAATTTAACATATCAAACAGTATATTTATTGCTCCATGGAGCAATACAGGAATATTGGTTAATATATTCCCCATCATCGGTACTAAATTCTCCACTAAAAATGTCGATACTGTATCTCTTAATTCATTTAACGACGGTCCAATATTTTCACCCAAAGCAAGATTGCCTAATACATTCTTTGCCGCCGCTTTCATAGAGGCTAATGAACCGGATAAGGTAGTTGCCGCTTCCTTTGCTGTCGTTCCTGTAATGTCAAGTTCGCCCTGAATCACATGAATCGCCTGATACACATCACTTAAATTGTCGATATTATATTTAACACCGCTTATTTTCTGTGCATCTGCAAGAAGCCGCTGCATTTCGCTCTTTGTTCCACCGTATCCAAGCTTTAAGTTATCCAGCATGGTGTAATTCTGCTTTGCAAAACCCTGATATGCATTTTGAATGTCCTGCATATCCGTTCCCATTTTATTGGCGTTATCCGACATATCAACCATAGCCATATCCGCAACATCTGCCGCTTTCTGCGTATCTCCACCAAGACTGCTTAAAAGACTGGCAGAGAAGCTTGTCACGTTTTCCATATATGCATTAGCAGACAGTCCCGCCGTCCTATAGGCTTTCTTTGCATTTTCTTCAACAATATCTGCACTGTCTTTAAACAATGTTTCAATACCGCCGATACTCTGTTCCAATGCCGCACCTTCTGTAATTGCACTTTTTAATGCTGCACCGATTCCTGCTGCCGCAATGACTTTCTTGATGCCGGATACAAGCTTACTACCCGCCAGATTTCCCGCCGAATCACCGGCTTTTTCTGCTTCTCCGCCTAACTGCTCTGTTATTCTGTTCTTGATTCCATCTGCAGACGGGATAATCTGCACATATGCTTTTGCAAGTTCTGTTGCCATTATTCCGCTCCTTCCGTAATCGCATTCCAGCATTTTTCAAAATCTTCTCCAGACCTAAACGCAACAACCTCTTTATCCGGCTGTTGCCCCAGCAATTTTGCCATTACCGACTCTGGTCTGTTCGTCCCATTTTGTCCGTCTTTTGTCTGCATCCACAGTAATACCGACACTCTATCCAGCATTGCCACTTCAACCATTGTTTCCAATGGATATTTCATGCCTGCAATTTTCATTTTTATCCTACTGTTTTCCCTCAGACCGGCAGCAAAAAGAGCCACCTTTGTGCAAGGCAGCTCCCGATAATCAAATATATGATACGTTTCAGCTAAATCGCATATTAACGCATCTTCATCAATCACCATCATACCGGCGAGGATAATCAGTTTTTTCCCGCTTTACTGGACTTAAATATTTCCATAACTTCACTAAGCATTCGTGTTGCAGGGACTCTGCCGGATTCGTTCCGAACATGATCTTTTAATCGCCGTTTTTCCTCATCACCTAACAGCTTATCCACCATTTCCGGTACAAGTCCATAATTACCCTGGTCAATTTTGCATAAAATTTCAAGCAGTTCATAATCATCAATTACCCCGTCTTCAATGGAATACTTAAATCCTGTACTTGTTTCACCTGTAATCATCTTATTCTTCTCCTGTCTGAATCTTTCCGGTCAGATATTCATAATGTGTATTTTCACTGCTGTCCGGTGTTGCTGTAATCGTTACCTGATAAGCGATTGCTGAATTATCCTTATATGAAATATCCCCAACGCTCGTCACTGTAGCAGATGGCACTACTACTCTTTTAGCAACTCCCTGCTTTAAAACCATCTCGAATACCCATGCACACGGCTCTGCTTCCTGATCATTTGCAGCAACCTTAATCCCTGTTTCCAGCGTTCCGCTTACATTCTCATCACCATACACTGTTTTAAGCACCTCTACATTCAGCGATTCAATCAATGTAAACTGGAATGTATCCGGCTTTTCAGTCTGAACCGTTTCCACCGTTTTGCCGCCCCATGCCTTAATTTTGTCTGATGATGGTGAATTGCTGTTCACCATACCATCCTCGCTTATATAACCAAGTGAAACAAATGCACTATTTAAATGCTCTTTTGCGTCCGTGGGAAGTGCTGTTCCTAAAGGTGCTCTGAATACTGCACCTCCCACCTTTGGTTTACTCGTTGATACGTTGTTTGCATCGTTTGCCATGTTGACCTCCTTAATAAACCACATCAAATACCGCCTGATACCGGTATTGCTTCTTATCTGTGTCTGTAAAGTTATAATCTGTATTCAGTTCACATTTTGAAACCGAATCCAGTTCGATAAGCCGCTCCATTGCTGCTTTCACTTTTTCATTCAGTTCGGCCGCCTTATACATCGTTCTGCCATATGATTGGACTGCAATTGTTGCCGAATCAATATGATTGTCTGCGGAGCTTCCCGTCTTTTCAATAACAACAAAATCTGTCTGCCCCTGCTGTACTTCCATACTGACAGGGGCAGACAGATTTTGACTTAAATAATCCAAAATAATTTTTTCAATCATATCTTTACCTCAATGCTTTCAATATCGTATTCCTTTTATTATTTTCTCTTACTGCTTTATTGGATACGGCTGCAATCTCGGCATTGACACGGTTTTTCCCCTGCCTGTAAGTTACTTCATATCCTTCACCAAGCTTTGACTGTGCCGCATACGCGTGTTCCTTGCAGATTGCAAGCATTTCCTGTGACTGTAACATCTGCCGTACCCCTTCGCGGTTTAATTTGATTTTCACTTTACTCATACCGTTCCACCGTCACTTTCTTATTCCAGTCAAGCGGAATATTTTCTGCAATCCCCTGTACCGGAAATCCAACTGTATGCCATGTTTCGCCAAAAAAGCACACGTCGCAGTCTTTCCAGTCATGCTTGTCGGATTTTGGAATAGCAAGTGTATAAACAGCCTTTTTGCCATAAAGGTCCTGTGCCGTCACGATATCATCAGATGATGCCGGAGCAACTAAAACATTGTGTATTTCTTCTTCCTTTTGTTCATACACGGGTGCATTAAATTCATCTGTACCTACTTTTACTTTCGTTACCAGTACAACAGTTATTCCTTTAATCATCGCCATATAAATCAATCACCCCATAACGCTGTCTGCGAAGTCCCAGTCTTGCCAGTTCCGACCTTTTTATAAAAAGTCCTCCACCCGGCACCAGATATGTACCGGATAAAGAATATCCCAGTGCAGACTCTGTGGTCTGTGTCATCGGCTCTGAATCTGTCGATGTCATAAGTGTTCTTGCAACAACATCAACAGTCACTGACTTTGCGACATTAACCATTTCTGCATTTTCTTCAAGCATTTCATCAAGATTTTTACCGGCTTTCCGGGCTTCCGTCCGTAAACTGTCTGACACAACAGGAAGTAGTTTCTCTGCTCTTTCCCGCTCCTGTGGTGTAACTTCCCGCCACAAATCAATAATATCCTGAATCGTTGCAAAATCACTCATCTTTTACCACCTGTTTACGCTTTCGTGATGTCTTTTCCGGCTGTCCGGCAGGCTCTACCGCCTGCCAGTCTTTGCCCTCAACAATAGATTCTGTTTCAATCACAGCCCCTGTTTTGATATTCTGATATTTCATACCGTTACCTACTCTGCTGCTTCAATTCTTGAAAATGCCGTAGGATCAAGAATTCCCCAGCCAATATAAGTTTCACATCGTAAATAAATCTGTCCATTGGCTTTTAAATCCTTGCCTGACTGGTCCGGATCGCCGTATGGAATAATTTCCAGTGGAATTTCTTTAGCATATCCCCACTTAAATGCATTTGCAAAATCGCCCACAATCGCCTTATCTTTGGAATTATTAAATGAAACAGTGCTGTTGACATCAACAGAAAGACCATTTACACTGCCTGGATTAGCACCCCATGCAAGTTCCGGATACTGCTTCACACCATTTACCTTTAATTTAGCCAGTGAAGAACTGAATGTCTTACTCATTGCCATGCCTGTAACATCATAAGCTTCATTTACCGCCGCAATCGCTGTTTCAATATTGTCCTCAATTAATGCTTCATCATACGTAATCTTTGTAATGCTCTCATTGGTATCAAAGCTGTTCGTGCCGATGAGTGCCGACTTCTCTTTTGTACGCGGGTTTAAACCGTGCATTGCCATAATATCAATGGCTCTTGCAACTTTCTTTGCATATTCCTCGTTAAATGCTTTTAAAATATCAAGCTGTTTTTCTTCTGTAGCAAACATGAATTCATCTGTCACCCTCGCACCATATTCAATCTTAATTGGTACGACCTTAATCGGTGCAAGTGCAATTGAACCTGCAGGCTTAACACCGTTTTCAGCTACGATGTTCACCTCATCGTCCATGCTGAATGTAAAAATTTCCGAACCATTAAATGGAATCGGCATTGTTCCTGCCAGTTTTGCAAGTGACGACTTTCCTGCCACCTTGTTAAATAAATCTGTTACTGTTTCCGGTGCAAATAATTCACCCTTTTTTAATACATCTGCCATGTCTTACTCTCCTTTTAACTTCCTTAACGTGTTTCTTAATGCTTCATCTTTATCACTGCCCTGCCCTGTTTCATTACTTCTTAACGGCGGTGCCTGATTTTTCCCCAGAATGCCCTTTAAGGCTTCAGCACTCTTTTTCATTTCCTCCTCATTATCACCCTTGATAAAGTCTGCCGCTTCATAGGATAACCCCAGCTCTTTGGCAACCTTCGTGCGTACTGTCTGCTGCTCATACTGCTTGATTTTAGTATCTTTTTCTGCTGCCTCCTGTGCTGAAATATACCCGGTATATTTCTTTTCTACTTCATCAGGTGACAGATAGTCTTTGTACTTCTCTGCCACATCATCTGGCGATAAATAGCCACTGTACTTCTCGCGTTCCGCATTTAAACGCTCCTCAACGGCCTGTTCAAACTGTTCCTGTGTTTCAATCACTGTGAAATCACTCATTTCAAACTCCTTCCTGCACTATCGCTGTATTTATTTATACTAAAAAAGCACGTCTTCTGACGTGCCATTAGTAACTGATTTTTTGTTTTTTGCTTTCCTTAGTTTCACTGCAAGCCCAATATGCATATATTGCACTGTCTAACAAAGCAATCTCTATTTCTTCACGTATTGCCTTATATCCAAACCCGCCATTTGAGCCAATAGCTCTTTTCTCGCAGTTGCTGGCCACCTGCTCTAATGATGGTTGCCCCATATGCACAATATTTTTTGAACATATTCCCTGTTCAAATGCTGCATTGGCAACAATAATCTGCTTTACTGTAGGCAATACTGGCGCTTTCAGTTTTGCTTTTTTTATTTCCTCACTCAGAAGCTGCTGCCCATTGGCTCCGTCTACAATGACTTTTCTTACATCTGCTTGCTTTAAAAAATTAATAATCCATGCATTTCCCGCACGGACTTCACGGCAGTCTATCGCTTCAATCAGTATTTTGCCTTCTTTGGTTTTAACTGCAATAGACATTGCAACATTCCTGCCATCTCGCCCATACTTAATGCCGACAAAAAGCTTACCCTTTAGCTTAGGCAGTGCTGCTGCCTGCATTTCCTGCCATTCTGCCCTGCTGATTGCAGATTTTTGATTATATTGTATCCATAACCCCAGTCGCTGAATATTAAAATCAACCGGATCATCTCCGACTTCATCTAATACCGAACGTTCAGTAAAGACTGTTCCCAGTGACGGATTAGTCTGATACCACAATTCCCTGTCATGCGGGTCAGACTGCTGCTCAACAGACCATTCTGACCACATTGTGTTGATTGATTCTCCGGCAAGTGCTGATTTTCTCAATTTAAGAAAAACCGTTCCAGAACTTACCGGAGTGGGCGGTGTACCACAAAAGATGGTCTGCGGATTTTTACTGTCTGTAACCACATATTTCAGTGCCGATGCCTGGTCGTCCGTATATTCCTGTGCTTCATCAATAATTAACAGGTCAAAACCTTCTCCCAGACCACCTTTTGATGAACGTGTTCTAAATTCAACCCTTGCATCTGAACCCTTAATATAAACACATTCCCTGCCCGATGCCTTAATTGATTTGTACGGTATTTTAGCTTTATCAAGCTGGTTGCACAATCTCTCCCATGCTGCGTGTGATGTTGTTGTTCTATGTGCCGTATGCAGTATACGTTCACCATTTTTCAAGCCCCACATTTCTCTCATAACAACAATTTCATTTTTACCGTTACGGCGGGGGATTGAATATCCGCATTTTGTATGAACCCATAGTCCCTCATCATTAACCGCCAGAATGTCATAAAGCATTAACTCCTGCCATTCCTGTGCTGTACGCCCGGAAGCATTGTATATGTCAATTGCTTCCTGTCCCTTTGTTTCTTTATAAGGCAAAACTACGGATTGCGTTGGCTTCTGCTCACCTTTTCTCGCTTCCGTCATTTGCTCCTCCTGCTAATATCAAAAATACCACCTGTCCTATGACAAGTGGTATTATAAGCTTTATTCTACTAATTCTATTTCATTTCTTTCGCATTGATACAATGGCCAATCTGTTCCATTTTTATCAGTACGTTTAACATCATCTTCTACCGTAAATATTTCTTTTCCATCTATTGAGGTAATATCTACAATAATTCCTGTTATACTATTCCTTTTTAGTTTTACTTTATCATACAACTTCATCGTATCACCTCCGCCTGTGTGCTGTGATAAGCCTTGGCTTATCCCCCTCTTTTTCTATCTGCCAAACCGTCTTAAATGTTCTTTTTTTAGTTATCCCTAACTGCATATCTATGCTAAATCCCTGACCGAATTTTGACTTTTCATCATATTCAGCCTTTTCCATATCAAATTGAGCGGCTATATCCTTATATAGCTTTACATGATCATCAGACGAATATCCCACATCAAAAAATTCTTTTGAATGTTTCGCCCCCGGTTTTAATAAAAATTTGTTAATTTTATCCGGCTGTATTACAAAACGCTCATCTTGATCAACCTTTTTATTAATTGTCCTGATTCCGCTTATATTCTGCGATAATCCAATCTGTTTTCTTTTTTCTATTTTATCATATTCTTCTGCAGTTTTCCACTTCTTTGTCCATACATTCTGCGATTTCCGCCCTTTTTCCGGTGTATAATCAACGGTACAACGGCAGTTTTCATGCCTGCGGTATACATCTTTCGGCACATCTGGATATACATAAGTTCCAGCAAGACTGCTGCACCATTTACAACAGCCACCCGCAAGTTTTCGCACAATTTTAGCTGTCAATCCTGCTTTTGCATGAAATTCTGAATTAACCTTAATCGTATCGTCCACAATGCTTTGGGAAAAATTAACCACAGGCTCCTGCAATATCCATGCTACATCATTATACTTCTCTGCTGTGCTGACCCTGTTAATAATACCCATTACCCTGTCTGTATTCATCTCTGGCACAATGGCATTAATCCCAATTCCAGCCGCTTCATTTAATGACTTTTGAATCTGTGCAGACACATCTGATATAATTTGATAATCCTCTTTCATCGTCTGGCCAATAACCCTGTCTGCAATGTTATAATACATTTTTCCATCTGGAAGCACAGCTGCTGATATATTATTTTTATACGCACCGGCTAAAAGCCTGCCCGCTTCAATCGCATATTCATTGGCTTCTGCATATGTAGCAGTGCCTTTAAATATCTTTTCTTCTATGGCCTTTAATTTACCGCTCTGTTCCACAGCACTGCTAAACTCTGTACGTATCCTTTTTAACAGTTCCGGTGCTACATCTTCCATGTACCTACTCCTCTGCCGGTATAATCACCGGATTTCTGCTTGCATCTATACCTGTTAATGTTCTAAGATTGTCACTTCCAAAATACCCAGGGACAGCCTGATTGATTTTCACAGCACCATCTCCAATGCCCGAAAGCATGGCGGCGTCTGGCTCAAAGATTGGTTCCCATGACGGTTTTGTCAGATATACCTGTCTGCGCATATAGGAATAATCATCACGTACACACGCCGCCAGATAACCGGCATTTAAAAATCCAATGCCAAAGTTTCGCTGTGCCTTCCGTGCCGCCAGCCGCAAATTTTCATGTGCTGCCTTAATTGCTTCTGCACTGGACGGATTATCTGATACAAAGCCCAAATCGTCCATTGTAAGGCCTGTTTCCCCTGCGAACGCCGCCGCAAACATTCTGAACTGCTCAATATAAGGACTCATGCTCTGCTGAGTAAACTGTCCCAGCTGCGGGATATCCCCGTCCTCGTCCTTTGTAAATGTCAGCATACTTGACATGGTTGCTCTCCACTTGTCTAACTGCTCTGCATCTTCTGACAGTCCAACCACATACTTTTGCGGAAACGAATAAAATTCCGCCGATATTTCAGAACGTTTTAATGTCCGCAACGCTGACTGCATAATCTGCATCTGTGCACGGCTGATTCTTGAGTGTCCAAATTCCCGCACAGCGTCCGGCCGGTAAATAACCGGCACAAGCAATGGATACGGTGCCGCATTATAATAGCTCTCAATTTCTTTCTGCCCCTTGCGGATATAATCTGTTCTGCCCGGTGTGAAATATGCTTCCAGTGTAATCTGCTTATTTCTATCTCTTTCCAGTATGGCATATCCTTCTTTTAACAGTCCGGTAATAGGATCAATGATACCTGTTGCATTTGCTCCATCAATCACCTGTAGACGTGGAAATCCCTCGTTGTCCGGGGATATATAAATAAAACAGCACGATGCAATCAACGCTGATAGCACCGCACTGTCAAATAATACGTCTGGATTATTCATTTGATAAATCTGGTTTATGTCAAAATTATCGTCTGTAAATTCTTTAAACACCAGTCTGTCTGCCAGACTGTCAACCGATTTGCCACACCACCCCAATGATGCCGTCAGCCACCTCATGCTTGGCGGTGTCATTTTACTCATGTCTTTTACGACATTTTTCATTTCATAGTATTTATATCTTAAATTCACCCTTGCCTGCTTTGTATTCAGCTTTCTTCTAAGGTATGATATTCCTTCATATTCTGCCATTTAAGACCTCTTTTCATTTTCGTGAGAAAATTTTCACAGTGACGGCGTGAACTCCTTAGTGCCCACATGAGGGGGTGGTATGCCCCCCTTATTTTTCTCTGTATTTTGCCCAGTCCATCGACTGTGGTAATAATCTGTTGCTTTTTATTTCTGCATTATTGCTGTTGACTGTTCCTCTGCTCTCAATCAGTTTGTCTGACTTTTGCCGGTTACAGGTCCAATGTGCAAGCTGTAAGTTTTCAATGTCGCTTGGGTGTCCGCCTCTTGCCAATGGAATAATATGGTCAATACACGGCGATAATGGATGCGGATACTTTAGTTTGAAATCGACTGGCTTTCCACATATCCCGCAGATTCTCTGCGTTGCATATATTTTCTTTTTATTTTTTTCAAAGGCACCTCTATGTGTACCATCTCTATCTGCTCTGAATGTTGTTGCCATTATTATCCACACCCTTCTGCCAAACCATGCTCACCTGTCTTTGCTCACAGTCTTTGTCTTCCTCGCAATCGACAAAAGGGAATGCCTTTGTTTAAGACACTCCCTTCCCTTGGAATAAATCAAATGCAGTTTTGACAGATACTATATTAACACATGTGAATGTCTATTTGTGTCTACTCTTTTATTTTTTTTCAGGAATCTGCAAATGCTGCAGTGCACTTCTGTAATACTGGTACAGTGCCGCCCTGCTGTATCCTGTCCTATCTGCTATATAGTTCCAGCCCCGCAGGCGTTTTTCGTTGTCCAGTTGTATGTATCTTAACAGCAGTATCTTTCTTTCAAGCTCATCGTCCAGCCTGTTAATACAATCTACAATCTCTGCCGCACGCACTGTTGCAACGTATCGGTGTCCAATATATTCCTGCATGCACTTCTCAATAAACTCCTCCAGCTGCGACAAATCCTTTTTGCCGTTGCGTGCTTTCGGCATGCCGGTAATCTTCGATGATGAAATTATCCGGCAGTTAATTAATGCTTCTGATTCAATTTTATAATTTTCCTCATCAATCTTTGCTCTCCTGTACCCCTCTAAAAATTCAATTTTATCTTCATCTGTCACACTCTTCACTTATCCACAACCTTCCCTAAAAATGATACATAACCGCTAAAAGTGTATAATTTTTTACAGCACTTTTATTTTACCTTTAATTCTGCTTGTTCCCTGTGTTTCAATTATATCTTATATATCTTTAAAATACAAAAATGATACCGTAAGTTGATTTCTCGTTATTTCTTTGTGGATAACTTATTTTTTTATTACTTTTTCGGACCTATATACATGGCTGTCCTGTCATGCTCTGCGTCCTCTTTTCCCCAGCATACATATCTTAGTGTGACA